ATGGCGCTGTCTGATGCGTGGTTGCGTTCAGTCGTTGGAAAGGAACGTGATAAGGTTTTGGTTAAATCCGATCGTGATGGTCTGTCTGTCAGAGTATCACCGAAAGGTCGCGTAGTGTTCCAATATCGTTATCAATGGGCAGGGAAAGGTGAGCGTCTTGATATCGGAACTTACCCGGCAACTGGATTAAAAGAGGCCAGAGAAGAAGTTATTCGTCTCCGTGGTGAACTCGAGTCAAACCGTAATCCACGATTGGTCAAGCAGGCTGAAAAACGAAAAGCTACTGAAGCCATGACGGTAGAGTCTGTGATCCGTGCCTGGTATGAAGCATATTGTGTAAAAAATAAAAAAGGTTCTGAACAGATACTCCGCTCGTTTGAGCTGCACCTGTTCTCTAAAATCGGGAATATCCCTCACGATGCAGCTACATTGCATGATTGGTTAGAAGTCCTGGAGCCTCTTAGCACTAAGACTCCAGCAATAGCAGACCGATTGCTAATTAACGCAAAGCAGGCCCATGTCTGGGCGTATAAGAGAAAGCTCATTGAAACTCGCCCGCTGTCGGATATCACGGGTAAAGATATGGATATCCGTAAAGGTCAGAAGAAACGGTTTCTGACACATGATGAAATTAAAATCCTTTATGCTGCGATCGATGGTTCTCGAATGGTTCCTAAATACCGGGCCTTCATTAAACTATTGCTTCATTTTGGTTGCCGTAGTTCAGAGCTAATTACCGCCAGGGTGGACGATTTTGATTTCATTAATAAAGTATGGACTGTACCACCAGAACGACATAAGACTGGGGAGATAACAGGCGAACCGCTAAAGCGGCCCATTATTGAACCGGTTGAAGAGCTTATAAAGTACGCTATTTCTATGAACAATGGTTCCGATATGCTTTTTACTAAGGAAGGAAGCAGGGAACCCGTTGGTCGGACATCATTGCAGTCGCTGCCTTACAATTTAATGCAGTATGCATGGCGGCGTTTGGGTTATCAATTCCCTCATTGGTCTCTTCATGATTTGAGGCGAACAGCACGAACAAACTTTTCTGATCTTACTGCGCCTCATATTGCAGAAATTATGCTAGGTCATAAACTGCCAGGGGTATGGCAAGTTTATGACAAGAGCGATTATCTAGAAGAACAGCGTAAAGCCTACCAAGCGTGGTGGGAGAGGGTTGAATCGATCGTTACTTGTACTGGTTCATAATCGAAATGATATTTTGCATATCTAGTACGCAATAAAATATGACAGTCCGCTTTGAGCTGCGGACATTGCTAGCAGCATTTTCTGTGAAGTAACGGGAGGTTGTTCAATATTGCCTCTGAAAAGGATAACCATTCAATTCTTCATTGAAAAAACTCATCGAAGATTTTATGGAGGGATGCAATTTATTTTGAGCGAATTTAATTCATCACTAATGATCCTACATAGTTATTGCCTTGCTCACTAAAAGGTGAGATTTCATTAGCTCACCAACAATAATTAAATAGGATCATTAGCACTTTATATCAGGCTATAATTTTAATAAATTACGTTATTTAAAGCCATTTTCTCCATCAAGTAATATCTTCATGCTAATGTTCACTTTTGTTTTAGCTTTATAATTTCTGATATCATAGTTGTTAGCTTTGAATCGGAAAGATTCTGCAGTCTATCTTTCTCAATAGAAACTGTAGTTTGTCCCTTTTCTAATATGAAATTTCTTTCTGTTTTCATTAAAAGCATTGCCAACTCTTTTATCATGTCTTCGTTCTTGAATTCTTGAGCATATTTTAGAGACATGACTTTCATCTCAATATTTGTGATTTCATTCTGAAAATATTTGATTTCGTCAAACCCATTTTTATAGAGGCGTAGAAAAAAATAAGCAAACAATTCAACGACTATTACAAATGATAATTTAGGAAGGTGATGAATAAAAAATCCCACCCCATCCACAATGTCTGGCGCGCTGTAAAGAAAGTAAGCAAGAGATAATATCCCTGTCAACGCAATTATTGTTCCGATTGCAAGGTTAAGCCCACCTCGTCGATTGAGTCTGTCTATTTCAGACTCTAATCTTAGAACCATATCAGTATGGAGTTTATGTAAGCTGTAGCTCTTCTTAAAATCAGATATATCGCTTTTTAGGCTGTTATCTGCCAGAAGTATTGTGTTTCCAATTATTCTCTTTTTTGCATCGGATATTAACTTCTCCCTTTCACTCTCTGTTATTTCAATGGAAACTCCGGAAGATGTTCTATTTTCAATTTCGCTCAATTTTTTATTTAGCTTAACTATTTCTTTGTGAAAAATATATCTCGTGTTTTCAATATCTCTACCACCAATTCCTTTGTTTAAATAAGAAGTCATTATTGCGACAAAAGAACCAACAAAAACTAGGGCAGTTGCTGTAAATAAAATAAACTCTTTCTTCTCGTTTATTAAATTTACTATTGATGATGATTCCAGTTGAATGTCTGAAAGCGAAGTTTTAAGCACAAAATTCATCACAGGTGAAACCATGATTATGGCAACAACTATAATAAATCCATATTTTTTTATAATGTAAATAAGAAGACCAAATAAATCTTTCATTTTATCTTTTACCTGAAACAAATTTTTATTAAAGTAACTTAAAAAATGATTGATTGCAAGATTTACTATTGCTGTTCATTTTAAATTACTATACCCCCCTATGCATACATATAATCCCATAGGGGAGAAGTTTATTAGTTAGTTAAGTTGAAGGCTATACCTACAATCTAATTCCCCTCCAACCTAACATGCACAAGCGTCAACCTATCGGTAGTGATAATTTTATGAGGATACGTATAAACAAGATTCTGAGTTGCTCCTATTCATTAAGACAATACATTTTGTAACTTCTGCTTTTGGCTCAGGGTGGGGTGTGAGATTAGGTTTGGCTCTGTGCCATAGATGTGTCAGTTCACATCTGAGCTAATACACATTACTCAATCACTCCAGCAAACCTATATATCTTGTGTGACGCCCATTTATTTGGGCATGATTTAATATCAGGATCTGGAAAATCAGGCCTGTATTTCTGGCCAGTTCTCCAGTTTACGCTGTTCCAGCGAAGAACTGTCGATACTGAAACGCCACAGAAGTCGGCGACTTGTTTAGTTGTCATTAAGTTGTTCATTACTTCACCTCCTGCGGCGGTTCCGGTAGCGGCATCCAGTGGGTTACTTTCGATGCCGGTTCTTCCACATCGTCAGTAACTGCCCACCATTTGTTTCTCGACCAATCGTAATACCCTTCGAAGGTATCGCACTCAGTCCAGCCGTAAGACTTCCCCCAACACCAAACATACTGTTTATCGTTCGGCATTCGCTCACTACAGCTTATCCAACCATCCGGAGTTACCGGAGAGTTGCCCGACAGCTCGTTCAACTTGTAAGTCTGGCTTACAGGTTCGGCACCATGAAGCATGGCGGTGCGGCAGGAGTTCCAGCCTTCATCAAAGCCGACTATGCCATTATTTAAAGACGGAAGACCATCCGGCACCACCGACACTGGCTGAGCCATATATAGCGGCTGAACATACCAGCCCTTTGATAACCAACTGTCAGCAATGTTTTTGCTCCTGGTTATTGCCGGAATACCTAAGCCATTGTCTGAATGCAGCCACGCCAACGGCTCTGCTTCCAGTGATGCCAGAGCAATTTCATAAGCACGGCGCTCAACATTGTCTCGCACGTGCAGGCTGCCGATTCGTTCTTTGATTTCTTTAATCAGTTCCTTATCGGTGAAAGTGGTCATTATGCCCCAGCCTCCGGTGCTTTTGGCATTACTGCCCAGTGAGTGATATTGACGTTTTCAAGGTCCCCGACCTGAAATGTCCACTGCCATTCTCCGGTTTCTTTTTGTCCCCAGGTGTACCAGAGAGAACGCCAGCCAATCAGCCAGCCTTCTCCGTTAGTATCAAATAACAGAACACTTTCATTTGCTGGTGGAAGTTCAACTGACACTGGTATTACTTTGTTTTCCAGTGCCGCACATTTAGCTTCAAGCGCATCGAATTTACGTACCAGATACTCAGCATTTGTTTCATTCACTTTCAGATCTCGCGGTACACATTTCCCGCGAAGAAACCCTTCCATTTCGAAAACATTCATGCGCATTTGCGTAACTCCGATAACTCGTTAAAACGTTCCATAAACATCCCATAGGCATGGCCTGGCGACAGTGGAATAACTTTGAACATCTCTGTTGCCGGGATACCTTCCAGTACAGGCCAGAAAGAGCCATCATCAAGCCCGAGATCGCGGCGTTCGGTTGCCAGCATGATGAGATCGGCATATTTCACAGGCGTGCTCATAACCGGGGGTAACCCGTATTTCTCACGGATTACGGCGTCTATTTTTTCTTCCATCCGTTTATAGTCAGGAAGAAGGCGTTTCAGTGGCGCGGGGATGTCCTGGCAATACGCTTCTGTTGCATCATGCATTAACGCTTCAAAAGCAAATTCCTGCGGCACCAGCTGGCTGCAAAGCACCGCATGCTGGGCGACGCTGTAGAAGTGTGAAAGATGTCCTGCAAAGCGACAGATATTTGAAAGGGAAACCGCGATATCGTTAATCACGATGTCGTCTTTATTTATCCTGTCATAATAAAAATGCTTCCCGGAAAAAGTTTTAATAAATGACATTTTGTTCTCCACGTATATGTGCTGCACCACGCTGAATTCTGGTAAAAGGAAGCCCTCACCATCCGGTGATTATTGAGTTAATTACGTTTCCATAAATGCCCCCGCAGGGGCATTTGCAGTAATGAAATCAGGCGGTGAAAGTACCAATAAAGGTTTCTACTTTGCTGTCCTTGAATTTCTCAACAAGCAGATCACGAAATTCGTTAGCCATTTCCTCCTGCACTGCTTCCAGCTGAATAATGCGCAGAACCAGTACAGGACGATCGCCAGTGAGAATGCTGAGGCGTAATTTAAACGGACGTTCTTTCAGGCCTTCAAACGGAACGCATTTAAATTCAAATGCCACTGGCATAATGTCTTTGGTTTTCGCTTCGACAGACTCCATCAGGGAGCGTTTGCCGCTGAAGTCATTGTCTTCAAAATCAGCGGTCTGGTTTGCTTCAATCGTGATTTTACGGACTGCCGCAGCCGCTTTTGTTGCCTGAATAGCGTCACCATTAGCATCAAAGCCCACAAGGTAGTCGGCCCAGTCTTCAATCCATTCTGCCAGTGACTTCTGGGAGTTACGCTCGCCGTTAACAGACAACAGGGCAGAGAACGGTGCTGTCTTTTTCAGTTTGAGAGTGGCGGTGTTATCTGCGTGACCTGGTTCATCAATAGTACCCAGGTTAAGTACACTGACGGCACGCATATTATCAGCATCGATAAAGCAGCGGGTGCCTTCATCTGCAAGATCTTTAGAATAACGGGTAAAGTCATCGATGCTGGCAGTGGAAAGCGCACCACGGAAACGGAAGCGATTTAAATTAAATTTTTCCAGATCATGAATGAGGAAATTCTCGGGCAATGCCACAGCATCGGCACCAATCTTACTGATAATTTCATTAACACCCTGAGCAGAAATAAGGGCATGGATTTGATTAATTGCGGTTGCGTCTAAGTTCTGAGACATAATAAGTCCTCACTATATAAAGATATTCAGTGATGAGATAAATAATCAGTTAATTAAGAACGATATTAATGACCTGCTGCGCGTAGTTTTCCGTCAGGTTCACCGGCAAGAGTCAGTAATTGTCCCTGGTCTTCCTGCAGAATAGTCAGACGACCACCGCGATTGACATACATCGGCGTTTCGGTGGTGTCTTCTTCGGAAATTTTCCCGCGGTTAGTCGGGCGAACATATGAGAGTTTGTGTTTGATTTTCACACGGTTCTCATCAAATGGTTCGATTTCCAGGTTGAGTGAGACCTTACCTTTGGTTTTCGTGTTCATCACACCGGAAGCGACTTCACTGAGAACTGCGCCGATTTTGGTTTCAAATACGCCGCCGTCCAGCTCCCCGATAAATGCCTGCACATCAGTACTGCGTTCGCTAGCCATTTTGCTGCTCCTCATCATATCGACCCTGCAAGGTCGGTTGGTTTCTCCACAAAACAGAGAAGAACACCTGCGGTGGCAGCCGCCCGGATGGATTGGGTTATGAGCCCGTCGTCCGGTGATGCTCTTCTCTGTTTTGTAAAAAGAGCGGTACCAGCCGGAAGCAAGGGTACAAGCTGGTACCGCCAGGACTACACACAGCATAAAGTTGTGGTGCCGGGTGCCTCCCGGTGCCTGGCGAAGGTTGCACACCAGGCGGGTGGGTATCCACAGAAGGTCGACTGTCAGCCTCAACCTTAACCCGCGTGCGCTGAGCCGCATTCACCACAACGCTAAGGATTCTCTCTGGTTGAAAATACTTAGCTGTTATGTGCCTGCTTTTAGCCACATCAGGCGAGGTGGGCCTGGTTATTCCCCAACAACAAGGATTCGGCTAATCTGGATGACTCTGTTCTTAGAGGGGATAATTAAATGGGAGCGATTTATGTTAAACGTTTGATTCTGTCGGTAGCACTGATAATACCGATAGCATCCAATGCTTCTGATGCTTTGAACCAGCCGAGCAGTAGTCTAAATGATGGTGTTGAGACTTTTTTTATTTCCTGCTTTGATATGCCTCAGGAAACAACTACTGATATGGACGCTTGTCAGAGAGTTCAGTTAGCTCAGGTTAGTTGGGTTAAGAATAAGTATTCGGTGGCCGCCCTGAATCGTTTGAAACAAGACAACAAGGATGATCCACAGCGTCTGCAGGAATTAACTGCTTCTTTTAACGCGGAAAGTGAAGCTTGGACAGAATTAATTGAGAAAGCGTCAAAGTCCGTCCAGGTTGATTATGCAGGAGGAACTATAGCTGGCACTGCAGTTGCATCACGTCAAATTGGTCTTCTGGAATTACAATCCCACGATATCTGGGAGCACTGGCTACGATTCGAGGACTCAACTCCTCCTCTTTTGCCAGAACCAAAGTTCAAATCTGAGTAATAAGTCATCCAGATTGTTAAAGAGCGAAGCGTCCTATAGGGCGCTTTTTTGTTGCTAACGAATCATCCTGGACTTCATATGCCCCAGGCGGCTACTTCGTGGTCGTCCTGACTGTTCGTTTTTGACATTTACTGACCGCTTACGACACATGCACCATGCACCGTGTTGCAACCAGATTTTGTTGTAATCCTGTAGTTGGTCTGGAACAAAAGATAAAATTAAAATGCGAGATGTGCAAGCAATATTTTGCGAGATGTGCAAAATGATGGGTGATAAAAAGCCACCTTTCGGTGGCCGATGGATGGGATATTGAAGTTAATTATGTCTCTTAAGGGTTTGCGACTGACTGATTAAGACCTTTCCAAAGACCATGAATCGGTGTTCGTTTTCGCTAGTAATTCCCCATTCACGGTAAATCTGGTTATCAGAAATCACCAGCAGTTTGTCAGGAATCATTTGAAGTCTTTTAACGTATATTTTGTCATCAAAACCAAAGACATATATACCATCACCATCAAACTGATTGATGCTGACATCAACGAAGATGAGATCTCCTGGCTCAATGGTTGGACACATACTGTCCCCACGAACGTTGATAACTTTGATGTGATTGGCTGGTCGTCCGCCGAACATTGATACAGCATTATCAGTTCTGTATTCGATGGCATGAATCACATCAATGACATCACCGCCCTGGATAAGGCCATTTCCCGCACTGGCACTGATATCCAGCATTTCAATACGGAACACATCCTTCACCTGCGCAACATCCTCATCATTACTGTTTTTATATACAGTATTACTTTTGAGGGCAGAGGTAAAGAGATCAGCAATATCAACACCTAAGCTCTTGGCAATATTACTCAGTGTTTGTTCGGTAAATTGTTTCTGCTTACCCGTTTCTAAGCGCGAGATGTTCGCCGCATCTACTCCTATTGCTTCAGCGAGATCGGCGATTTTCATGTTCTTCGCTTGGCGAAGTTGTCTGACTCGGTTTCCTATGTTCATGCGTTTATTACATTTCTTTATTGCGTGATAAGCAAATCAACTTGCGCAAAACACTTGCGTGAAATAACATGCATAACGCGCAATATTTGGAGGGTATATGCAATCACCATTACGAAATGTGCGTAAGGCGCATGGTTTCACTTTGCAGCATGTTGCTGCGGGTGTTCAAGTCAATCCAGCGACGTTGAGTCGTATTGAGAGGCTGGAACAGATTCCATCTATCGAGCTTGCAGAACGTTTAGCCAATTTTTTTAAGGGTGAAATCAGCGAAATGCAGATTCTTTATCCGGCACGTTTTCAATCTAGCCAAAACCAGAATGGGTTTAAACCACAGGAACAGGAGGTGAACCGTGGGTAAGCATCACTGGAAAGTAGACAAACAGCCTGAGTGGTTCGTGAAAGCTGTCAGAAAAACTATCGCAGCGTTGCCTGGGGGTTACGCTGAAGCTGCTGACTGGCTGGATGTAACAGAGAACGCATTATTTAACCGCCTTCGTGCCGATGGCGATCAGATTTTCCCGCTGGGATGGGCAATGGTTTTACAGCGTGCTGCTGGCACTCACTACATTGCGGATGCTGTCGCACAGTCTGCTGGTGGGGTGTTTGTATCGCTTCCTGAAATTGAGGAAGTAGAGAACGCAGATATAAACCAGCGCCTGCTGGAAGTCATCGAACAGATCGGGAGTTACTCAAAGCAGATTCGTTCGGCAATCGAAGATGGGGTAGTGGAGCCACACGAGCAGACAGCAATTAATGATGAATTGTATCTGTCAATTTCGAAGCTCCAGGAGCATGCGGCACTGGTCTACAAAATTTTCTGCGTTCCAGAAAAGAGTGACGCCCGCGAGTGTGCAGCTCCGGGCGTCGTGGCGTTTTGTGTCTGTGGAGAAACTAACGCATGAACAGTTTAACGGCAAATAACCGTTTGTCGCAACAGCTGGTGGTCAGTGTCGCTGCACACCTGTTGTTACGGCATGAATGCAGATTACCAAATCACCTGGCTGTAAGTAACCACAGAGAACTTTACCTGACTGTGGGGGGCGAGTTGTGCAGGAACTTAACCGCTGGTTTCGTGACGGAAGAGGACTTTATGTTCATGTTATTCGTTGGGAGCCAGAAACACAGCGCGTTATCTATCTTCGCAAAGACTACCCGCATGAGTGCTTTAGTCCTTTGTGGAAATTCAGGCGTGATTTTGTTGAGTGTGAAGGACCACCAGCACATTGATTCTGCCATTCCGGGACGTTACACTGTTCAGGCACCTTATAAAGCGGGTGCCGGGATTGGCGTCCTGGAAATGTTATCGGCGATATATGACGCGCCAGCGTCTTTTTTATCGTCTGCGTCTGCGCACACCCAAATTATGGTGGGCTGGACGGGGGCACTGAAAGGTGCGCCGGTTTCCGATAACGCCGGTTACGCCAACCCCGTTCAGTTCACCACCAGCGAAATTGGCGTTTCCGGTGGTGAAGGTAATTCACTGTTATCGGAGGCTGCCATCATGGCTACTGTCCCAGCCCTCACTCGTCTGAATGATGAAGACTTACATAAACTCAGTTATGTAACAACTGCACTACGTGCTCTGCGCAAGGTAACTCTTTCGGATCCGCAGGCGCATCAGGTTCTGGTAGAAACCCTTCTTAACTTGCAGGCTGAACGTATCCGTTTGGCGGATAAGGCTAATTTTCATATTCACCGTCTCCTGAATATCAGCGGAGGGCATCGTCATGCTTAATCCGTTGATCCTCAATATTTGCCGTTTGCTTCAGCGCAAAAAAACATCAATTCCTACAGTTGGGCAGTGGTACACCACGCCTGCAGGGCATGTTCTACGTGTTAGCCTGGTTGACCGTGAATGTCAGAAGGTGGTTTGTGAACCGCTGGGCCGTAATTACCGCGTCAGTATGCCGCTTATAGCCTTTCGCTCCGGAAAAAACATGAAGCATCTCGGAGGTGCAGCATGAGTATGGAGCTGATGGTTAAAGCGATGAAAATTCGAGTGGGTAATCCATTGCGAAAACTGGTTCTGATCAAGCTGGCTGATAATGCCAGCGATCAGGGTGAGTGCTGGCCCAGCTACCAGCATATTGCTGACCAGTGCGAGATTAGCAAACGTTCTGTGATGAATCATATTGCGGCCCTTTGTGAGTCCGGGCTGGTAAAAAAAGTCACCCGGAAAGGTGAAAAAGGTAACTCAAGTAATATCTATCTCCTTCATCTTGATGGTGCAGGAGATTCACTAGGGGGTAGTGCAAATAATTCACTATCTGGTGCAGCAAATTCACCAGGTAGTGCAGGAGTTGCACCAGGGGGTAGTGCAGGAGATTCACCCAGAACCAGTCACTCTTTTGAACCAGTCAAAGAACCAGTCAATGAACCAATAGCTGTTGGTGCATCTGCTGATGAGTCTGTGCGAGTTCGTTCAAACCGACCGGAATACTCTCCGGAGTTTGAGCAGGCATGGCTGGCCTATCCCAAACGTGCTGGTGGCAATTCAAAATCTGCAGCCTTCAAAGCCTGGAAAGCCCGTTTGAATGAGGGGGTAAACCCCGAAACCATGCTGGAAGGTGTGAAACGCTACGCGGGCTGGGTATCTGCGATGGGTAACAGCGGCACACAATTTGTGAAACAGGCTGTCACGTTCTTTGGTCCGGATCGTCATTTCGAAGAATCCTGGGAAGTTCCTGCAGTATCTGCAGCCAGACGCGAGGACCCGTACTTCAAAGCCAGTTACGACAACGTGGACTACAGCCAGATCCCGGCAGGATTCAGGGGGTGATTATGAGTCTTTTGAATGAAGTTCAGAAATTCATTGAAGCCCATCCGGGGTGTACTTCCGGAGACATTGCGGATGCTTTTGCTGGTTACTCACGGCAGCGCGTTCTGCAGTCAGCAAGCAAGTTACGTCAGAGTGGGCGTGTGGCTCACCGTTGTGAAGGAGATACACGCAGACATTTCCCGCGCCTGACTGAGAGAGCGCAGGAGCCGGAACCACAATCTGTTCGTGAAACCAGACCTGTGCGCAATTTCTATGTCGGCACTAACGACCCCCGGGTGATTTTGTGCCTGACCCGCCAGGCTGAAGAACTGGAGTCCAGGGGCTTATTCCGTCGAGCTGCAACGGTGTGGATGGCGGCATTCCGTGAAAGCCACTCCCAGCCAGAACGAAACAATTTTCTGGCGCATCGTGAGCGGTGCTTACGGAAAAGCAGCAAGCGCGCTGCATCGGGTGAAGAGTGGTATCTGTCAGGGAATTACGTGGGGGCTTAATGAGTAATAAATATTGCCAGGCGCTGGTGGAGCTGCGGAACAAACCAGCCCATGAACTGAAGGAAGTGGGCGATCAGTGGCGCACGCCGGACAACATTTTCTGGGGAATTAACACCCTGTTTGGCCCGTTTGTTCTGGATCTGTTCACTGATGGTGATAACGCCAAATGTGCCGCTTATTACACTGCGGAAGACAACGCGCTGGCGCATGACTGGTCTGAACGTCTTGCGGAGCTTAAAGGTGCTGCCTTTGGTAATCCCCCGTACAGCCGCGCCAGTCAGCATGAGGGGCAATACATCACCGGCATGCGTTACATCATGAAACATGCCAGTGCCATGCGTGATAAAGGTGGGCGCTATGTTTTCCTGATCAAAGCTGCCACCAGCGAAGTTTGGTGGCCGGAAGATGCAGACCATATTGCTTTTATTCGCGGGCGTATTGGTTTTGAACTGCCAGCCTGGTTTATCCCGAAGGACGAGAAGCAGGTGCCGACAGGCGCTTTCTTCGCTGGTGCTATTGCTGTTTTCGACAAGACCTGGAAGGGACCGGCAATCAGCTACATCGGGCGCGATGAACTTGAGGCATGTGGTGAGGCCTTTCTGGCGCAGGTTCGCCAGCAGGCGGAAAAACTGGTCAGGGAGATGGCGGCATGACGACATTAACTCAATGCCAGCAGCAGGTGCTGGATATGCTGATTTCTTACCAGAAAGAACGTGGCTTCCCGCCAACCAATCAGGAGGTGGCAACCATGCTGGGATACCGTTCAGTGAATGCAGCGGTGGAGCATCTTCGCGCACTGGAGAAAAAAGGCGTCATCACGATAAAGCGTGGCGTGGCCCGGGGGATAACGCTTCATACCACGGTGAAGGACGACGACAGCGAGGCGGTCGGGATTATCCGCTCACTGCTTGCCGGTGAGGAAAACGCAAGGCTGCGTGCAACCCACTGGTTACATGAGAGGGGCCTGAAAGCATGAAGCTGATCCTGCCTTTTCCGCCCAGCGTGAACACGTACTGGCGACACCCCAACAAAGGGGCGTTTGCAGGTAAGAGCCTGATAAGCGCGGCGGGGCGCAAATTCCAGAGCGCGGCGTGTGCAGCAATAGTTGAGCAGTTACGTCGTCTGCCAAAACCAACGTCGGCACCTGCTTCAGTGGAGATCGTGTTGTTTCCTCCGGATAACCGGATCCGCGATCTGGACAACTATAACAAGGCGCTGTTTGACGCCCTGACCCACGCGGGTGTGTGGGAAGACGACAGTCAGGTGAAAAGAATGCTGGTGGAGTGGGGACCGGTTATCCCGGAAGGGAAGGTCGAGATCACTATCAGTAAGTACGAGAAAACGGCGGGTGCAGCCGCCTGATTAAGAGGAGAAACGAAGTATGAATAATCTGATGGTCATTGATGGTATTGAAGTTCGTCGTGATGCTTATGGACGTTACAGCCTGAACGATCTGCATCGCGCAGCAGTAGCATCTGGTGCAAATGCCAGAACCAAGGAGCCGGGAAAGTTTCTTTCCAGCCAACAGATTACTGAGCTGGTTCAGGAATTGATCGATACCCAAAATCTGGGTGTCGGTTCATTCAATGAAACTACCCAAAATTTGGGTAGTAAACCTGTCAGTAAAATAGAAGGGCGGAATGGCGGAACATATGTCTGTAAGGAACTGGTGTATGCCTATGCAATGTGGATCAGCCCGTCATTCCATCTGAAGGTGATCCGCACTTTCGACATGGTAACCAGCGCACCGGAAAAATTATCCGGGCAGGCTGCTGACAAGATGCAGGCTGGCGTGATTCTGCTGGACTTTATGCGCCGGGAGTTAAATCTGTCTAACTCATCAGTGCTTGGTGCCTGTCAGAAACTTCAGGAGGCTGTTGGCTTACCGAATCTGGCACCGCGCTATGCCATTGATGCTCCTGCTGATGCACACGATGGCTCAAGTCGCCCGACACTGTCACTGAGTGCACTGCTGAAACAGTATGGTATACGCCTGACGGCTAATCAGGCATATCACCAGATGGCGAAGCTGGGGATCGTTGAACAACGTGAACGATACAGCCGCACTGCGATTAACAACATCAAAAAATTCTGGTCGCTGACGGCGAAAGGCTGCATGTTCGGCAAAAACATCACCAGTCCCGCAAATCCGCGCGAGACGCAGCCGCATTTCTTCGAATCCCGATTCCCTGAGCTGTTAAAGCTGCTCGATACCGTTCATTGAGGTGACCGTGAGAGCACTACTGACCCCTGAAATTGCCCCGCGTATGGGGATCGTATTGTTCAGGCCCGGTTCAGAGCTGATGCCCCTGTTTATGCAGGGGCGTGTCCTGCTGGAGCCTGAGCCGGAACGTTATTCATCTTTCGCCAGTGGTGCCGTTCCGGCGGCATCACAACCGCTGGCGGATGATCCTGCCGTTCGGGCCGTGTTCCGCAATGAGGCAGTGATCCGTCGTGCTGGTGGCGTGGAATGTCTTGAAAGCTGGTTACTTCGTGAAAAAGGCTGCCAGTGGCCTCATTCCGACTGGCACAGCGAGAACATGACAACAATGCGACACGCTCCGGGCGCAATCCGTCTGTGCTGGCACTGCGATAACCAGCTGCGCGATCAGTTCACGGAACGGCTGGAATCAATGGCAACGGATAACTGTACCCGCTGGGTGTTGTCTGTTGTGCGTCGGGATCTCGGTTTTGATGACAGTCACGTTGTGACAATGCCGGAACTGTGCTGGTGGCTGATTCGTAATGACCTGGCGGATGCCTTACCGGAAAGTGCAGCCCGTAAGGCACTGAGATTACCGAAGCCTGTTGTGCCGTCTGTCACCCGGGAAAGTGACCTTGTGCCTTCGGTTCCCGCCACCAGCATCATCCAGAATAAAGCGAAAAAGGTGCTGGCGCTGAAAGTGGATCCGGAGTCGCCGGAGTCTTTTATGTTACGCCCAAAACGTCGCCGCTGGGTTAATGAAAAGTACACGCGCTGGGTTAAGACACAGCCGTGTGCATGTTGTGGAAAACCTGCTGATGATCCCCACCACCTGATAGGTCACGGTCAGGGTGGAATGGCTACAAAAGCGCATGACCTCTTTGTGTTGCCTTTGTGCAGAAAGCATCACGACGAGCTGCATGCGGATACCGTGGCATTTGAAGAGAAGTATGGCTCCCAGCTGGAGCTGATATTTCGTTTTATCGATCGTGCACTGGCAATTGGCGTGCTGGCCTGATTTTGTGGAGAAAGTTGATGCGTGATATGTATGAAGTATTGGACCGCTGGGGTGCATGGGCTGCAGCAGATAACAGTGGTGTGGACTGGCAGCCTGTTGCTGCAGGGTTTAAAGGTTTACTACCTCATGGAAAGAAAACACGCCAACAATGCGATGATGATGAAGGAATCATGATTGACAGCTGTGTTGCGCGATTGCGGAAATATAAGCCCGAAGAGTATGAGTTGGTTATTGCTCATTTTGTTATCGGCATCTCACTAAGAACTATTGCAAAGAAGCAGAAGTGTTCTGATGGGACAATAAGAAAAGAGTTGCAAACAGCTCTTGGTTTTCTGGATGGTGTGCTTTCAATGTTGTAATATTAGGGGGAATTACCCCCCTTTTTTTCTCTGTTGCTTTAATAAAATTTTAATATTTTGTCTGATTATGATGAGGCAATGTAATAAAAGAAATACCGTTAGTATTGCAAGCCATACGCAAAATAAGCATGCATATAAATTAGTTGAAAGTCCAATAGTGAATTGTGCAATTGCTGTTGTGATAGAACATAATATTGATGTATTAATAAATGAGGATAAATTGTCTAAAGGTTTATAAAGTACACTATCATTGATTTTGTCAATAGGTATACCAGTGGCAATGCTATAAATTTCCTTATATTCCTGAGTTGCAAAAACCTTATCGCGTAAATTTATTATGACAAAGGTATGCAGGCTCAATAAAAATGAGCCCACGGAAATAAAACCGGAGAAGAGATAGCCTCGTAAGTTTTTATGATAAAAATCAAAAAAGTTAACACTTACTTTAGGTGTGTTTCTGTACAATAGGTAAAGTGCAAGCAATGCCAGGATCGAGAATGCAAGCAGTGTAAGGTACTGATACCTCAATCTTTTATTTATTAGCCATTCATATAAAGGCATTTTTATTCGTCCCGTTCAGCATTTCTTCTTTTATCATATCAAAAACAGGGTTTGTTGTATAATTATCGTTTGTCAATCCATTGACTTTATCGGCAATTATATCGAAATCGTATGTTTCAAAAAAAACAGGGCAGTTCATAAAATCAATGGTTTTTTCTATTCCTGCATGGTTTACTGCAATAACCTGTGCTTTAGCAACTCCACTCATAGAATTATAAATATTTGAAAGATTCTGAGATAGTTGTTGCACTTTTGTTCTGTCGCTAGAATTAAAATTCATATCTATTGTGGTGGTGTTAACAAATTGTTCAAGCGCAGTCATTGGTCCACCTTTAAAATCTATATAATTAAATTTAAAGCTTGTGCTTTTAATCTCTTTGAATTGACATAAAACACTCTGAATGTTGTTTTTATTTGTCATAAGGCTGAAAGTCAGTCTTTCTTTGTATTTTTTATTTATTGCAGTTACTTCTTTTTGTTTTGGTTTATCACCAAGTTTTTTTATTTCTTCTTTATTTTGATTTCTGATAAATTCATTACTTATTGTTTCTAAATGAGAAAAGAGAGTGTTCAGACTGCATGAACCGTGGTGATACATATAGAGACCAGAAAGATTAGATTTTTTAATTAAGAAAAAGTTGAAATTAGCAAGTTTGTCACTTCCTTGAAGATCTTCAATTTTAAGCTGGAATTTACCATCAACAAATTGCGACTTACAGTTCTTTTTTTGGTTTCTGAATGTGACAACTAATCCATAATAGAAATCATTCACATCCGAAATGAGAATTTTACGAGTATAGTCTGTGCGACTGTGTTCTCTGTTTGATGCGTTGATAAAAGCATTCATTACGTCAACGGTATTAATATTTTTGTTATTGTTATTTATTGTAAATCCTATGCTTCTAACTTTCATGTGTATTCCAGGACCGACTAAAGATAGCGAGAATGGGGACGCATAGTTTATAAAAATCCTAACGCGTACGCAAAAAGTATTATATCGTGTTAAGAGTGGTTACTTCGCCACACAACTTAAACCCGCCGCTGAGCGGTTTTTTTGTACCTGTAAACCTTGTGCAGTACAGTAAACACGCTGGTGGTCGTGAATACTGGCTTTTTATCTTGCTGGCTTTTTAGACAAGAGTTATTGGTATGTCATGTTAACCAGAAGGGAAAAGACATGCTAAAACAGCAAGATATGACAGAAACCGCCGCCGCAGTCCTTCATTTCTTACCTGCTGGCAAGTGGGTAACGCCACGCATGATGACGAGAACTACCGGAGTAAGCGAAGCCCGGTGCCAGTTAATACTGACTCAGTTAGTTCTGGCGGGTCTGGCGAAGGATAACGGCGGGTACGGGAATAAATTCAGACGCTGCCAGTAATGGCGGTTTCCTGCTGTGAAAATGGGCGGCTGGTGGGTGTTGGTAGCACCTGCCAGCCATTCGCTCATGCTTACTGGTCACAAGCGAACCACGGCCCACTGCTTTAGCGCAAAAGCAGAGTGAGCCTACCAGAGTTACGCTTACTGATCCATGAAAAATACTGTAAAAATAAACAGTGTTGATTTAATCAACGCTGATTGCCTGCATTTTATTCAGTCCCTGCCTGATGATTCCATTGACCTGATTGTTACCGATCCGCCTTACTTCAAGGTGAAACCTAACGGTTGGGACAATCAGTGGAAAGGGGACGAAAATTACCTTAAGTGGCTGGACCACTGTCTGGCCCAGTTCTGGCGGGTGTTAAAACCTGCCGGAAGCCTTTACCTGTTCTGTGGGCATCGCCTGGCATCTGATATTGAGATCATGATGCGTGAACGTTTCAACGTGCTTAACCATATCATCTGGGCGAAGCCGTCCGGACGTTGGAATGGGTGTAATAAAGAAAGTCTGCGCGCATATTTTCCTGCCACAGAGCGCGTTCTGTTTGCTGAACATTACCAGGGGCCATATCGCGGCAAAAGTGACGGCTATGCGGCAAAAGAAAGGGAACTCAAACAGCACATAATGGCACCGCTGATATCGTATTTCAGGGATGCTCGTGCCGAACTGGGTATAACGGCAAAACAAATTGCCGAAGCCACAGGTAAGAAAAATATGGTTTCCCACTGGTTTGGTGCCAGTCAGTGGCAGTTGCCGAATGAGGCTGACTATCGGAAGTTACAGGCACTGTTTTCCCGTATAGCGGCAGAGAAGTTTCAGGAACAACAACTGGAACAACCACACCACCAGCTGGTGGCATCTTATGATTCACTGAATCGCAAATATTCTGAATTGCTGGATGAGTTTAAATCTCTCCGGCGCTATTTCTCCGTATCAGTCTCCGTGCCTTATACCGATGTCTGGACGCATAAGCCCGTTCAGTTCTACCCGGGTAAACATCCGTGCGAGAAACCGGCGGATATGCTCCGGCAAATAATCAATGCCAGTAGTCGACCTGGTGATCTGGTTGCTGATTTCTTTATGGGATCCGGTTCCACAATAAAAGCAGCAATGGCGCTGGGGCGTCGGGCGTTAGGTGTTGAACTTGAGTCAGAGCGGTTTAATCAGACGGTGAAAGAGGTAAGTGAACTGGTGGGGAAATAATTCTGGTGGCCACGTTGCGTGGCCTTTTTATTTCCAACACAGCACCCGCAAATATCGCGAGGTGAGAGATGACGAAATGCCTCATAACCCAAATACCTGGCTGGACTTGGTCCAGAGCTGGTGGCGTGGAGACACACCGCTGGGTGCAGTGATTATGTCGATCGTTATGGCTGGTTTGCGCATCGCCTATTTTGGCGGTGGTGGTGGCTGGAAGCGAAAAACGCTCGAGATTTTGCTATGTGGCGCTCTGACGCTGACCTTTGCATCCGCTCTTGAGTATGTCGGATGGCCTAAATCACTTTCTGTTGCCATTGGTGGTGGGGTGGGGCTGATCGGTGTCGATGCTATTCGTGGGGCTGCAATGCGAGTAATCGGTAACAAATTTGGTGGCTCTAAGGAGTAATTTATGCAGGTACTAAATTCCCAGCGTAAAGCTTTCCTTGATATGGTGGCTTGGTCAGAAGGAACGGATAACGGGCGACAACCGACACGTAATCACGGTTATGATGTTATTGTTGGCGGCGAACTGTTTACTGATTACTCTGATCACCCTCGCAAACTTGTCACGCTAAACCCCAAACTCAAATCAACAGCCGCCGGACGTTACCAGCTTCTTTCCCGTTGGTGGGATGCTTACCGTAAACAGCTTGGTTTGAAAGACTTCTCCCCCAAAAGCCAGGACGCAGTGGCATTGCAGCAGATTAAAGAGCGTAGCGCTTTACCTATGATTGATCGCGGTGATATCCGTCAGGCTATCGACCGTTGCAGCAATATCTGGGCTTCACTGCCGGGTGCTGGTTATGGCCAGTTCGAGCATAAGGCTGACAGCCTGATTGCAAAATTCAAAGAAGCAGGCGGAACGGTCAGAGAGATTGAGGTATGAGCAGAGTCACCGCGATTATCTCCGCTCTGGTTATCTGCATCATCGTCTGTCTGTCATGGGCTGTTAATCATTACCGTGGTAACGCCATTACCTATAAAGAACAGCGCGATAAAGCCACGTACATCATCGCTGACATGCAGAAGCGTCAACGTGATGTAGCAGAACTCGACGCCAGATACACAAAGGAGCTTGCTGATGCTAACGCGACTATCGAAAGTCTTCGTGCTGATGTTTCTGCTGGCCGTAAGTGGCTGCGCGTCAAAGCAGTCTGTCCGGACATGCATAAAACCACCGCCACCTCCGGCGTGGATGATGGCTCCAGCCCCAGACTTACTGACACCGCTCAACGGGATTATTTCGTTCTCAGAGAGCGCATCGAAACCATAACTAAACAATTGAATGGCCTGCAAGAGTATGTGAGATCACAGTGTTCATATTAGAAAAGTCTTATCATAAGATTTTTGTATATGGATGCATTATGTCTCAATACGCTCACGCTGCTTTAATCGCTTATCATTTGGTTGCTGATAGCTCAATGCCTCCTCGTGATGCATGGGATGCAGCTGTCGCTGAGGTTACAGAAAGCGAATCGTCAAGAAAGAAGGTATGCCCAAGGGCAACATTTCTCGCCCTGGCGGATAGCGGTTACCTCAAGAATGTAAAACCACAGCATGGAGAGAAAAAGGGCGGTAAGTTGTACCAAAGGGCAATTGAAGTTGCGAATCTGATTCTTGATTTGCCCGGAATTAGCAAAGCTGAGCTAGTTGATAAAACTTGCTATAAAGACAGGCAAGGGTCTTATGACATTGCTCTAACTCTCGCTCAGCACGGATTACTCCAGCGTCCTCAATAATATATTAAGTGATTTATGGCCTCGCTTTTAGCGGGGCTTTTTCATATCTGAATCTCACCATGCATATCATCACCTGACTGGAACGTCAGGAGAATTCGTTACCGGGATTCGATAAAGGTATTCAAGCCTGACACATTATGCGCTGTATCGTCGCCGTATTCCCGCATTAACCATGACCGTAGCCCTACGGGGAACTCCTTCTGCGCGAGTGTGCGGGAATAATCAAAAACGATACACACCGGGTTTTTACCGCGTTTATGATTCGCGGGTTTGTCCCTCATGCTCGCCAGTCCTGTGCGGGGGTGGAAGAAACAGGACACTTACACTGATTCTTGTGAGCATGATGCTATGCCTTTCTGGATTATCCCGATGCCATTCATGCAGGGTGCTGTATCAGACGCTCGTCAGAGCTGTCAGGCTGACGGGTCCTCCCGGTGGGGTGGCCTGCCACGGGGCGGGAGCGTCGCGGAAAAAGGCTAGTTTTTGAAATTTCATTCGTCATCACCACTACTGTAATAGATTGATATTACAGTGGTTTTATTTTTATGGTGTCGATTTTGATTGTTTTTTGTTCATCACTAACACCGTTTGCCTAAAGTTGTTCGCAAGATGCATGTTTAAAACATTCTGGAGCGGGTATGGATCGAGAGTTGAAAAATCTGACGCTGAATATCAGTCAACTGGCGGCACTGTCAGGTGTACATCGCCAGACTGCTGCGGCAAGGCTGCAAAATCTACCCGTTGCAGGGGGGCATGAAAGCAACCTCAAGCTTTATCGGGTGGTTGATATTGTGTCGGCATTTCTGGCATTACCACCGCCGGTTGCAGAAGGCGAAATGGACGCGCATGAGCGCAAAGCCTGGTATCAGTCTGAACGTGAGCGTCTTAAGTTCGAACAGGAAACGGCACAACTCATTCCGGCCAGTGATGTCAGACGGGAGTTTGCCATCTGGGCAAAAGCGGTCGTGCAGGTGCTGGAGACATTACCGGATATTCTTGAACGTGACTGCGGTCTGCAGCCTGCCGCTGTGAGCCGTGTTCAGTTCATTATTGATGATCTGCGCGATCAGATAGCCCTGCGGGTGACTGAAGCAGGTGCGGATGATGAGGAGGAATTACAGCAGGAGGAGTAATGCTGAATCAGGAAACCGCAAAGGCAGCACGAACCGATTCAGGTTATATCCTTCGAGCACCGAGACGAATGCGGGTTGCTGATGCCGTTGCTCAGTATATGCGGGTGCCCATGGGGGCAGGGAACTCAGTCCCGTGGGATCCGCTGGTGGCACCGTATGTTATTGAGCCGATGAACTGCCTGGCCTCGCGTGAATACGACGCAGTGATATTTGTTGGCCCGGCACGAACCGGCAAGACTATCGGCCTGATTGACGGCTGGGTGATTTACAACGTGATTTGCGATCCTGCTGATATGCTGATCATTCAGATGACGGAGGAAAAAGCCCGCGAACACTCCAAAAAACGACTCGCCAGAACGTTTCGCGTCAGCCCGGAAGTGGTCAGTCGCCTGAGTCCGAACAAAAATGACAACAACGTTTATGACAGAACATTCCTTGCTGGCAACTACCTGAAAATCGGCTGGCCGTCAGTCAATATCATGTCCTCATCAGATTATAAATGCGTCGCGCTGACGGATTATGACCGTTTTCCGGAAGATATTGATGGCGAGGGGGATGCCTTCTCTCTTGCCTCAAAACGTACCACCACATTTATGTCCAGCGGTATGACGCTGGTGGAGAGTTCCCCCGGCAGGGATGTGAAGGATGTGAAATGGCGACGGACTTCACCGCATGAGGCTCCACCAACCACGGGGATCCTGTCGCTCTATAACCGTGGTGATCGCCGTCGCTGGTACTGGCCCTGTCCACACTGTGGTGAGTATTTTCAGCCCTGCGGCGATGTGGTTGCTGGTTTCCGTGATATTGCCGATCCCGTGCTGGCAAGTGAGGCGGCTTATATTCAGTGTCCTTCCTGTTCAGGACGGATTATGCCTGAACAAAAACGTGAGCTGAACGGACGTGGGGTCTGGTTGCGGGATGGTGAATCCATCAATGCGGATGGCAGTCGTTATGGTGATCCCCGACGCTCACGTATTGCGTCATTCTGGATGGAGGGTCCGGCAGCTGCTTACCAGACACTCTCGCAACTCGTTTACAAACTGCTTACTGCAGAACAGGAATACGAGACAACCGGAAGTGAAGAAACACTCAAGACGGTTATCAATACCGACTGGGGATTACCTTATCTTCCCCGCGCCAGCATGGAGCAACGAAAAAGTGAACTGCTTGAGCAGCGGGCAGAGCCAGTTCTTTCCCGCAGTGTGCCGGATGGCGTTAATTTCCTTGTGGCGACAGTGGATGTGCAGGCGGGACGTCATCGCCGTTTTGTGGTTCAGGTAACGGGCTATGGCAGCCGTGGCGAACGCTGGATTATTGATCGTTACAACATCACGCAGTCATTGCGCAGTGACTGCGACGGGGAGAGCCAGCGAATTGATCCGGCCAGCTATCCGGAAGACTGGGATGTCCTGCTGACGGATGTTTTTCATAAAAGCTGGCCGCTGGCCTCCGATCCTTCTCAACAAATGCGACTGATGGCAATGGCGGTGGACTCCGGCGGTGAAGACGGGGTCACTGATAATGCCTATAAATTCTGGCGTCGTTGCCGTCGTGATGGCCTTGGTAAACGTATTTACCTGTTTAAGGGCGACAGCATCCGGCGAGCAAAACTGATCACCCGTACATTCCCTGATAACACCGGACGAACGGGCCGACGGGCGCAGGCCGCAGGTGATGTGCCGCTCTGGCTTCTTCAGACGGATGCCCTGAAAGACCGGGTGAATAACGCGTTATGGCGTGACTCGCCAGGTCCCGGCTATGTGCATTTCCCTGACTGGCTGGGGAGCTGGTTTTACGACGAACTGACGTATGAAGAGCGGAGCAGTGACGGGAAATGGAGCAAGCCGGGTCGCGGTGCCAACGAAGCTTTTGACCTGATGGTGTATGCCGAGGCGCTGGTCATTCTGCATGGATACGAAAAGATCCGCTGGCCGGATGCACCGGAGTGGGCGAGCCGGGAAACCTGGCTGGAGTGTGTCCCGGACAGTACCGAACCGTCACCCTCACCGGAGCCGGTATCCACGCCTGTTAAAAAACAAAAACGGAAGAAAACAGTAACTGACGATGTTAACCCCTGGCTGACTTCCGGAGGATGGTTATGAATCAGAATGATATTGAAGCCATGATTCAGCGTTATACGGAAGCTGAAATGGCGGTGCTGGACGGAAAATCCGTCACTTTTAATAGTCAGCAGATGACCATGGAAAACTTATCTGAGATCCGGCAGGGACGGCAGGAGTGGGAGCGCCGCCTTGCGGCTCTGATTACACGACGACGGGGGCATCCCGGGTACCGGCTGGCGAGGTTCTGATGGCAATTCTTGATGATGTGATTGGCGTTTTTTCACCAGGATGGAAAGCGGCAAGGCTGCGTTCCCGTGCGGTGATTCAGGCTTATGAGGCCGTAAAAACGACGCGGACACACAAAGCCCGACGGGAGAACCGAACTGCCGACCAGTTAAGCCAGTACGGGGCCGTGTCGTTACGTGAGCAGGCCCGTTACCTTGATAACAACCACGATCTGGTCATTGGTGTATTTGACAAGCTGGAAGAACGGGTGGTGGGGAAAAACGGGATTATTGTCGAGCCACATCCGGTATTACGCAATGGGGCCATTGCCCGTGACCTGGCTGCGGAGATTCGCACCCGATGGAGTGAATGGTCTGTCAGCCCGGAAGTCACCGGGCAGTTTACCCGTCCGATGCTGGAACGTCTGATGCTGCGTACCTGGCTGCGCGATGGTGAGGTGTTTGCCCAGATGGTTTCCGGGCGCATAAACAGCCTGACGCCTTCTGCCGGTGTTCATTTCTGGCTGGAGGCGCTCGAGCCGGACTTTATTCCCATGACCAGTGATGAGAGCAACAGGCTGAATCAGGGCGTGTTTGTTGATGACTGGGGGCGTCCCGAAAAATATCTGGTGTATAAAAGCCGTCCCGTATCCGGGCGGCAGATGGAAACCAAAGAAGTGGATGCAGAGCGAATGCTGCATCTTAAATTTGTTCGCCGTCTGCACCAGATGCGCGGGACGTCTTTGTTGTCCGGTGTGCTGATCCGCCTCAGTGCTCTGAAAGAGTATGAAGATTCTGAGCTGACTGCAGCAAGGATCGCCGCTGCTCTGGGGATGTACATCCGGAAAGGCGACGGACAGAGCTATGAAACGGATGGTAATGACAGCAAGGAGAATGAACGCGAGCTTACCATTCAGCCAGGCATTATTTACGACGATCTGAAACCCGGCGAAGAAATCGGAATGGTGAAGTCGGATCGCCCCAATCCTAACCTTGAAACTTTTCGTAATGGTCAGTTGCGTGCCGTGGCTGCGGGCAGTCGTCTGAGTTTTTCCAGTACAGCGCGCAACTATAACGGCACTTACAGCGCCCAGCGTCAGGAGCTGGTTGAATCTACTGATGGCTACCTGATCCTGCAGGACTGGTTTATTGGTGCCGTCACCCGCCCGATGTACCGTGCCTGGCTGAAACAGGCTGTGGCATCCGGTGTTATCAGGCTACCCCGCGATCTGGACCGATCTTCACTGTATACCGCGGTGTATTCCGGACCGGTGATGCCGTGGATTGACCCTGTTAAGGAGGCTGAGGCCTGGAAAATTCAGATTCGTGGTGGAGCGGCGACAGAATCAGACTGGGTACGTGCAGGTGGTCGTAATCCGGATGATGTCAAACGTCGGCGCAAGGCCGAAATTGATGAAAACCGCAAGCTGGATCTGGTATTTGATACCGATCCGGCCAGTGATAAAGGAGGCAGCAGTGCCGCAACGAAACGACAGGAGCCGCAGCACACCGACGACCAGTCCGAAGAATAATTCCTGGTTCAGGATGCAGGCAGGTCACCAGAGTGACGCGGATATTTATATTTATGACGAGATTGGTTTCTGGGGTGTTACAGCGAAGCAGTTTATCAGTGATCTGAATGCACTGGGCGATATCACCCACATTAATCTCCATATTAATTCACCGGGTGGCGATGTCTTTGAAGGCATCGCCATTTTTAATGCACTGAAAACACATGGTGCGTCCATTACCGTTTATGTCGACGGTGTGGCGGCGTCAATGGCGTCGGTCATTGCGATGGTGGGAAACCCGGTCATTATGCCGGAAAACTCCTTCATGATGATTCATAAACCATTTGGCTTTACGGGCGGTGATGCGGAGGACATGCGCACCTATGCCGACCTGCTC